ATCATCATGGCAACAGTTCAAAACAACTGTTACATTACCAAGCATATCAGGTAAAACTGTGGATACTGCTAATGCTAACTTTCTAGCAGTTAACTTCTGGTTAGATGCTGGATCGACCTTTAATACTAGAACAAATTCTCTTGGGCAGCAATCGGGTAATTTTGATTTTTCACAGGTACAATTAGAAGCAGGTTCTGTAGCTACACCATTTGAAATTCGTCCAATATCAACTGAATTGGCTTTGTGTCAGAGGTATTATAACAAAAGTTACGATACATCTACGAATCCTGGAACATCAACATATAATGGTTCATATTCTGGTTCATCTTGGTATGCAACGGCTGGCGTTTCCTGGGGGAGTGTCAATTTCATTTATCCTGTGACAATGAGATCAGTTCCAACATTAACGACATATTCAACGGACGGTACTGTCGGATACTTTTTCACAAGTATATTAAATAGGGTAGTAGTTGGAACTAATATAGGACAAACAAAGGCTGTTGCATATTCTGATCAATTTAACTACAATGATAAATGGTATATTCATTACACAGCATCAATAGAACTCTAACATAGGAAAATTATGCCATACATAGGTTCAGTACCAGCAGCAAATTATAAAATAGTAAGAAAACAAACCATTACTGGTAACGGTGGTACTACATATACGCTTGATTATTCAGTAGGTAATGAACAAGAGATTGAAGTATATGTTAATAATGTCAGACAAGAACCAGCAGTAGCATACACAGTTACTGGTAATTCTCTGACAATGATGGGAACTGTAGCATCAACAGACACATTCTATGTTGTTTTTCAGGGTAAAGCAGAACAAACTATTGGTATACCAGAAAAACAATCTAACGGAACATATGTATTCGCTAGTAGTACAGTAATTGGCGGTAATGCTACTGTTTCTGGTACTTTAGCAGTAACAGGTAATACAAATATTAGTGGTAATACAGCAATAACAGGTACTTTATCTGTCGGTGGTAATAATATATCTGCTTCACAAGCATTTAGAAATAAAATCATTAATGGTGGTATGGCAATCGACCAAAGAAATGCTGGTGCATCACAGACATTTACAGCAGCAGCCGCATTAGCATATTCAGTAGATAGATGGTATGGATACTGCACTGGTGCCAATGTCACTGGTCAGAGAGTTGCAGGAACAGGTGTATCACAATATAGATACCAATTTACTGGTGCAGCCTCTGTTACTGCTGTAGGTTTCGGGCAACGCATTGAATCAATTAATTGCTATGATTTGAATAATACTACTGCTACTTTGTCTGTTGATTTGGCAAATTCTTTATTAACAACAGTTACTTGGACAGCATACTATGCCAACACAGCAGATACTTTTGGTTCATTAGCATCTCCTACCAGAACACAGATCGCAACTGGTACATTTACTGTCAATAGCACAGTAACAAATTATACCACACAGATAGCAATACCAAGTGCTGCGACAACAGGTATTGAAATTGTATTTACAGTTGGTGCTCAAACAAGTGGCACATGGACTATAGGTAACGTCCAATTAGAAGCAGGTTCTGTTGCTACTCCATTTGAGAGAAGACCATATTTTCAAGAGTTAACATTTTGTCAACGATATTACGAAACATCATATGATATTGGAACAACACCAGGAACATCGACTTATAGTGGTATTGTTGGAGGTTTGGTTGCATTTGGTGTAGGTAATAGATCGATTTCAATTGGATTTAAAGTTCAAAAGAGAATTGCAGCTACATTAGTATATTGGGATGGTGCAGGAAGTGCTTCAAAAACTTCTACCCGAACTGCAGCAACATTTACTAATAATCAAACAGGAAATATTCCTGCTAACGTATCATCAACAGGATTTTTGATTGATGGTGATGGTTATACTGCCTTTCTTCATTATGCAGCGTCGGCAGAACTATGATGGAAACTCAATATGGTAAGTAAAGCATTCGGTCTAAGCAGAGTAGCAGATAATGATCTTGGCACCTTCTTCGTAGATTCTGCCAACAACAGTGTTGCGATCAGTGGTCAGAACATCAGTCCTGTGATGTCGTTCAAGAATCGTATCATCAATGGTGCCATGGCTATCGACCAAAGAAATAGTGGTGCAGCACAGACAATAACTGCCGCAGCTGCCTTGGCGTATACTGTGGATCGTTGGTATGCTTACTGTACTGGCGCCAACGTTACCGGGCAACGTGTGGCTGGTATAACAGCAAACAACCAGTGCATGTATAGATTTACCGGCGCATCCTCAGTAACAGCAATTGGATTTGGTGTACAATTAGAATTAACAGCAGCATACGGTTCGACACAATTTGCTTGGAACGCATCAATAGAACTCTAAAAAAAGGAATACTTGGTGATAAATAAACAATTATGGAGTTGATAACTGCTGCTAGTCAAAGTGTATTTAATTGGAATGCGGCGATAGAACTTTAATAAGGAACATAATAACAAATGCCATTATCACAGATTGTAACAGGAAGTTTAGCAAATAACATTACAATAACAACAACAGGAAATGTGTCAGCAAATATCGTTTCTGTTGGTGCTTCTGCTGTGTCTCCCGTTCAATCATTCAGAAATAAAATCATCAATGGCAACTTTGATTACTGGCAAAGACAAACAAGCAATACTAACGTCGTGACTGGACAATATGTTGCTGATAGATGGATTAATGTCAAAACTGGCACACCTACACTCAACATATCACAACAGTTATTTACTACAGGTCAGACAGCAGTACCTAATGAACCAACATATTTCTACAGAGCAAATACCATAAGTTCCACAGGCAGTGCTAATGGAATGTTTATTGCACAAAGAGTTGAATCAGCCAGAACTTTAGCAGGTCAAACAGCAACATTAAGTTTTTATGCCAAAGCTGATGCTTCCAAGAACGTAGCTGTTGAATTCGTTCAAAACTTTGGTACCAATGGATCTGCTGAAGCCAATGGTGTCAATGTTACGACATTCTCATTAACATCTTCATGGCAACAGTTCAAAACAACTGTTACATTACCAAGCATATCAGGTAAAACTGTGGATACTGCTAATGCTAACTTTCTAGCAGTTAACTTCTGGTTAGATGCTGGATCTACCTTTAATACTAGAACCAACTCATTAGGGCAACAGTCAGGTACATTTGATTTTTCACAGGTACAGTTAGAAGCAGGATCTGTTGCTACACCATTTGAAATACGACCATTAGGAACTGAATTGGCTTTGTGTCAGAGGTATTATCAAATTTATACAATACCAGCTGATTATTCTGGTTCTATAAATGTTTCGCAAATTTATAGAGGATACAGTTTACCTGTTGCCATGCGTATATATCCGACAATTTCTGTATTTACACAATTTCTGTATTATTCTGGCGGTAGCGGCGTCAATATTACTCCAACATTTAGCGCACTTTCTACTTTTACTTTTAATGTCTTTTCTCCTGGTGGTCTTACCAATGCAAATGGGTTTTCAGCAGGAGCAGCTGCTCTAACAGCAGAACTATAATAAAGGAATAAACAATGTATAAATTAACACAATCACCAACTACAGTTCAAAGACTTTCTGATAATGCCTTTATTCCTTTTGATGGAGGCAATACAGATTATCAACATTATCTACAATGGCTGGCTGAAGGTAATCAACCAGAACCATATGTACCACCACCACCTCCAGTTCCACAGTCAATCACTCGTCGACAATGTGCTGTTGAACTCAGAGAACGCAATCTCATCACACCACAAGAAGCATTAAATATGACTAAATATGGAGACGTTCCAGCAATGGTAGCAGCATTACTTCAATCTATGTCAGAAACAGATAAAATTAAAGCTGAAACAGATTTTGCTGCTGACACATATTTGAGAACAAATCCTTTGCTTATTCAAATTATGACTGCTTCAGGAGCAAACGAAGAACAAATTGATGACTTTTTTAGAATAGCAGCAACACGATAAAGGAATATAATGCCATATATTGGTAATAGCCCACAGCAATCAGTTAGACAAAGATATTATTATACAGCAACAGCAGGGCAAACAATATTTACTGGTGCTGATGTTTATGGGCTTATACTCAAGTATACTGATTCAGAATATGTGGATGTTTTTCTTAATGGTGTTTTGCTTCAAAAGACTGAAGATTATACAGCAACAACACGAACTTCGGTTACATTAACGTCTTCTGCACAAGCAGGTGATTTGATTGAAATCATTTCGTATGGTGTATTTTCTGTTTCAGATACTGTTTCTGCATCTCGTGGTGGCACATTTTCAAATTCTGTAAACGTAAACAGTGATTTGGCTGTTACGGGAAATCTAACAGTGGCCAGCACAAATGTGTTATCAACTATTCAATCCAGTTTTGCTAAAGCCAATGCTGCCTTAGCCAATGCAACAGGAACATTTTCTGGTACATTAACGACAACTGGATCTATAATTGACTCAAAGGGTGATGTCAGAGACATTCCAATCAATAACCAGATAGTTCCATATGCTATAACTGGTTCTGATACTGGTAAAACAATATCAACAAACACAACAATTTTCGTTCCAAATGCTGTATTCAATTCTGGAAATACTGTTACTGTGTTTAATAACTCAGCCATAGCAATAACAATCACTCAAAACTCAAGTGTGACGATGTATTTGTCAGGTACAGGAAATACAGGCAACAGAACACTATCACAAAGAGGATTAGCTACGATCTTGTGTTATGCTGCTAATACATTCGTTATTACAGGAACAGGATTAACATAATGTCCATTATGCAAAATATGGTATCAAAAAGTCCAATACAGTTTATTGCCAACACAACAGGAACAGTACCTGCCAATAGTAATACTATTTTAACATTTAGTGGTCATCAAACTGGTGATTTTTTACTAGCAATAGCAGCAAATGGTTCAAGTGCAGTAACTGATTCCGCAATTTATAATAATAACGGATGGACAAAAATAAAATCGTTTGCTAATGATGGCGGAGGTGCAGGTTACAGATATTCTGGTGTTTTTTATTATAAGTATGCTTCATCTACCGCCAATGAAGTATTAACATTATCAACTAATATTATTTTTAGTTTTGGTTGGCCAGGATCAGTTGGTCTTATTTTTAGAAATGTAAGAGGTGTTGGAAGTTCAAATGTATCAAATTCTACAACAATCAGTCCAGTTAGTTCTGTACCAACTCCGACATTATCATTATCCGACACAACAACAGCAAAATCTATGCTTGTATTAAGCACTTACAATTTTACTGCAAATATTGTTATTTCTGGTATGAATACTATTTCAAATAGAGGGTGTTTGTATGGTGAAAACAAAGCATCATGGCAAGGAGGTAGTATGACTTCAACTGGTGGTGTTACTTTATATCCTTGTTGTGGTATCGTAGAGTTATTAAACTAAACAAGATAAGAAAACACATAAATATAAAAAAACAAGATTAAAGGACATTATCTAAAATGGTAGCATTGGCAAACGTAGCATTAACTGATACATTTAATACTTGGGTAACAAGAACAAATCAGTTAGTCGTCAAGACAAATGATTCAGAACTTGCTCTAATATCTGCATTTGGTAAAGCTAATTCTGCCAACTATTACTCATACTTAATAGATGCGAATACATCAGCAGCATATTCACAAGCAAATACTGCATACAACCAAGCAAATACTGGATACACACAAGCTAACACCGCATACAATCAAGCAAATACTGGATACACACAAGCCAACACCGCATACAATCAAGCCAATTTAGTATTCGGACAAGCAAACACAGGATATAGTAAAGCAAACTCTGCCAACTATTATGCATATCTTGTTGATGCTAATGCTGCATCAGCATTTGGTCAAGCAAATCTAGTCTTTGGTATTTCTAATAATGCATACAATAAAGCCAATACAGCAAATCTAATAGCATCGTCTGCATATGATAAATCTAACACAGCAAATCTAATAGCATCTTCAGCATACAACCAAGTAAATACTACAAGTAATGTCGCAATTTCTGCATACAACCAAGTAAATACTACAAGTAATGTCGCAATTTCTGCATTTACCAAAGCTAATGCAGCCTTAGCCAATGCAACAGGAACATTTTCAGGATCACTTACAGTAACATCAAACATCAATGTACTTAGCGGAAACTCTACTTTTAGTGGATCTGGTTATTCTATTCGTGGTCAAACGACATCAACCAGTTTTGGCGGAATCATAGGATATTCACAAAACGGTGCAGTATATGGTATTTTAGGATACGTTAATGCCTGGGCTTTTTATGGAGCTGGTGATGGTTATTTTTCTGGCAATTTATATGCAGCAGGTAACGTAACTGCATATTATTCTGATAGAAGACTAAAGAAAGATATTGTTGAAATTAAAAATTCCCTTGATTTGATCAGACAAATATCAGGTGTATATTATAAACAAAATGATGTTGCAAAATCATATGGATATAATTCAGAAGAAACACAAATAGGTGTTATTGCTCAAGAAATACAAAAAGTTATACCACAAGCTGTTGCTCCAGCACCATTTGATACTGACATTATTGAGGGTATTGAAGTATCAAGATCAGGTGAGAATTACTTGACAGTATTACCAGATAAAATCATTCCAGTATTAATTCAGGCAATCAAACAACTGGATGAAAGATTGACTGCTATAGAGGATAAGTTAAATCAATGACATTACAATCTTCTGGAACAATTACTATGGCGCAAATTGCTGCTGAATTTTATACACTATATGGCGGCTATGTTTATAATTTAAATAGTTTTAGAAATGGCCCATATTATTCTGCTCCTGTAAATGGAACTGTATATTATTTTCCTTCAGGTACAATATCTTTTTCTAATTTTTATGGTACTGGTGGTGCTTGTGCATGTGACTGTGTATGCGATTGCGCATGTGTTTGTGGTAATGGTGGTTAAAAAGGATTTAATATTATGAAATTTAATTTGTTTTGTACAAGACCAGTAATTAAAGATGGTCAATTGATTGATATACAAAAGGGAACTCTGGTTTATGATAACATGACATCAGAATTATTAAATTTTGATGGATCGCCGATTAAATATTCAGACGATAAATTACACAAATGCACACATTCAGCATTCAAAACTTCTGAACAAACACCAGCCAAAAAATCATCTTCAATAAGAAATCTTAAAATACAGTTGGGTCTTTCTTGCAACTATTCATGCACATACTGTTCTCAAAGATTTGTTCCAAATGCACCAGAGACTAATAACACCTATATAGATAAGTTTATGACTAATTTAGATTCTTGGTGTAAATCAGAACCTCAAGAAATAGAATTTTGGGGTGGTGAACCTTTTGTTTATTGGAAAACACTGAAACCATTGGCCGAACAATTACGAGAAAAATTTCTCAAATCCAAATTTCTCATAATAACAAATGGATCAATACTTACCGACGAAATTATAGAGTGGATTGAAAAATTAGATATCAGTGTTGGTATATCTCATGATGGTCCAGGTCAATTTGTAAGAGGCCCAGATCCTCTTGATGATCCTAAGCAGAAAGAAATTTTGCTTAGTTTGTTTAATAGAAGACCTGGTAAAGTATCTTTTAATTCTATGATAAACAAACACAATATGGATAGAGAAAAAATACAAAACTTTTTTCAAAACTTATTGAACACTGAAAATTTTTATATTGGCGAAGGCGGTTTTATAGATGCTTATGACGAAGGTGGTATTGAAACATCATTATCAGAACATGAAGAACATTATACTCTTAGAAAAATGACCGCACATCAAATAAGAGAATGTAGAAACCATAAGTTTAATGTTGTCAATAAGAGAATGAATGAATGGTTTGAATCTATCTTAACACAAAGAAGTGCGGAAGTTCTCGGTCAAAAATGTGGTATGGATAGAGAAGATACGATTTCAGTTGATCTAAGAGGTAATATATTAACATGTCAAAATGTGTCAGCAGTTTCTACTGCGCCTAATGGTAGATCACATTTGATTGGGCATGTTTCTAATATAAATAAAGCAAAGTTGACAACAGCAACACATTGGTCTTTTAGAGAAGAATGCACAAATTGTCCTGTTCTACAAGTATGTAAAGGTTCGTGTATGTTTCTACAAAAAGACTTATTCAAAAAAAGCTGCGATAATGCATATTCGGATCATATTTCATTTTTTGCAGTGGCTATTGAAATGATGACTGGATGGTTGCCTTATAAAATAGAAGCACACAAATACAATTTACCAGAAGAACGAATGAACATATGGGGATTTTCAAATGTATAAATTAGTTACAGATTTCAATAGATCAAATTCCGAAATCAAAGTTCATGTTGAATCTGATAAATTCACATTCAACGGAACAACATTTTTATTAGAAGATTTGAAAAAATCTCCAGAATTTAGACAATTTTGCAATTTTGCGTTTCCTTTAAGTAATTATCTAAAGGCAGGGCATAAAGTAGAAGGCACAAATGCAGTTTATTGGACAGCTTCTGTTGGTAAACCATTCGATACATTCGCTCAAAGTTTTAATACTAAGAGTAAAATACTCAATCATTTTTATCCTATGTTCGATATGCCAGTATCAATTTTATTTTACCCTGAAACTAAAAATTTCAAAGATGCTCATCTCACAGTTATCAAACAAGACAATCATGTACCTTTTGAAGTAACAACAACTAATGATAACGGTGAAAAAATACCATATGTTCCTGATTATGAAGGACCATATGTGTCAAATTATGTTCTCCCCAAATGTCTTCTTACTTCATCAGCAACTGTTCCTAAAGATGGAACAATAGTATCATTTACATACAGAGATTTTAATTCAGTTGAGCAATATGTTAATTTTAATGCATCAATAAAGACTGATAAAGGTTATATTTCTCATAATAAGTTAGATGTTATAAACGGAAAAGCATCATTCAAGTTTATTCCTCTTGGGCTTTCTAGTGGAGAGAAAGTAACTATACAAGCTGGCATTGGTCGTTTTACCAATGTTGGAAAAATAGAATTGATTGTTGAATAATGATTTATTTTTTCATAACATAAATATATGAAAAAGAGGATCAATATATGTCATCACCTGCCACAAGAGAACAACTAAAAGACTGGTGCCTAAGACAACTTGGGTTTCCAGTCGTTGAAATTAACGTAGATGATGAACAAGTGGAAGATGCTATTGACTTGGCTTTTCAATACTTCAGAGACTTTCATGTTGATGGTGTTGAGAGATGGTATTTCAAGCATCCTATAACAAATGAAGATATCACTAACAGATACATAACTATTCCTGATAATATCATTGGTATTACCAGAGTATTTCCATTTGGTTCAACAAATTCCACAGTCAATATGTTTGACCTCAGATATCAATTGAGATTGCACGAACTATATGACTTCACATCCACATCATATGTCAACTATGCTTTGACGCAACAACATATCAGAACACTTGATCTTCTATTCTCTGGCGAAACACCAATTCGGTTCAACAGACACACAAACAAACTATTCATAGATTGGGATTGGCAAACAAAGGTTGATACCAACGAATATATTGTCGTTGAGGGATTCATTATAATTGATCCGGATGCTTACAACAAAGCATATAATGATAGAATGCTCAAGAAACTAGCCACTGCATATATCAAAAAGCAATGGGGTAATAACATGAAGAAGTTTCAGGGCATGCAGCTACCTGGCGGCATCACTATGAATGGGCAACAAATATATAATGAAGCAGTTGATGAAATTGATAAGTTAGAACAACTAATTAGGGCTACCCATGAAGAGCCTCCACAATTTATTATAGGATAATTTAGAAATGTGGGTCACGAGATTGGCGTCTCTACCCACTCTAATGCTAACAAGGAGCACCAGTAACATGAATATATATGTACCATATACTTACTTGATAGGTTGGACCAAACAAAATAAATGGTATTATGGAGTAAGATACGCTAAAAATTGTAATCCACAAGATTTATGGAAAAAATATTTTACTTCATCTAAATATGTTAAGAAGTTTAGAGAAGATTATGGAGAACCAGATGTTATTGAAATACGAAAAATTTTCAAAGATAGAGATAGTGCTATTATATGGGAAACGAAAGTAATAAAAAGAATGAAAATGATAGAGTCCAGCATTTGGCTTAATAAATGGGACAATTATCATGGTACTTTTTTTAATAAAGGTCCGATGTCAGAAGAACATAAAATTGCTATAGGTAAAAGTAACAAAAATAGAAAATTTACCGAAGAACATAAAAAAAAGTTGAGTATTGCTGCTAGTAAAAGAAAACGCAGTGAAGAACATTTACGAAAATTACATGAAGGACGCAGAAGAAGTAAGAATAGTCCTGAACATATAGCAGCAATAAAGAAGAATATTTCTGGCATAAATAATCCTATGTATGGTAAAATTCCATGGAATAAAAGATTAATTTGTTCTGAAGAAACTAAAATGAAAATAAGAAATACTAAACTTAAAAACAAAAAAGGAGGGTGTGGTTAATGGCAACCAGTCATTACTTTCAATAATTATTCACCCAAATATAAGACAAACGAACAAAGACTCTATGAAGATGTAGTAGTTGAATCTATTCGTATTTGTGGTCACGATATTTTCTATATGCCTCGTGAATCATGGGACACAACAGATCAAATCTTTGGTGAGAACATTCAATCAAAATTTGATCGTGCTTATCAAATGG